CAAAAGTTATATATCCTTTTATATATAACTTTTTTCATGCATAGTTTCATTAGTATCGATGTAGGTATAAAGAATTTAGCATATTGTCTTTTTGTGAAAAATACAAGCGAAGAAATAGATTCAAACACGAATTCCCATGCAAAAACAAGCTATAAAATTCAAAAATGGGATTCTGTTAATTTGACCAAATACAATGCAACACCAGAAACAAATATGAAGTGTTGTCATGTAGACAAACACAATGTTCCATGCAATAAACCCGCCAAATTTTCCAAAAATACAAAATGCTATTGTAAAATACATTCCAAGAAACAAACATTCTTAATACCTACTGCAGAACTGAAACCATCTTTTATAAACAAACAAAAAATTCAAGCTCTTTTTGAATTGGCAGACAAATACAATATTCAATATCAAAAACCAATGAAAAAGGCGGATTTGATTTCTGTGATGAATGAATATATTTATAATCACTGCTTTGAACCCGTGATAGTATCCAATACCAATGCTTCCAAAATTGATTTGATTACAATAGGACGAAATATACAAAAAATATTTGATGAACGTTTTGGATCGATTATAGCAACCTTGGATGGAGTGATTATTGAAAATCAAGTATCACCTATTGCAAATCGTATGAAATGTATTCAATGCATTGTCATGCAATATTTCATCATGAAAAAACCAGATATTCGAATTGAGTTTATTTCTGCATCCAATAAATTGAAAAAATCGTGTTCTACAATAGTGGAAGATAGTGATAAGGAAAGCGAAAATAAGGAAAGCGAAAATAAGGAAAGCGAAAATAAGGAATCCAAAGAGAAAACAGAATATAGTGAGAGAAAAAAGATGGGAATTCAAAAATGTATAGAACTATTAAACGTTGTTCCTTCCGAAGCTGAATTATGGAAACCCTTTTTTACAAGTCATGCAAAAAAAGATGATTTAGCAGATAGTTATTTGCAAGGAATTTGGTATATGGAAAAACATTTGTGTAAATAAGAATTCGTATAAAATAGAACTTAAAATTATATATCCTTATTAAATAACAATTATGGATTCTGATATAATTGAATTATCAAGTTTCAATGAAAATGTAGAATGGGGAGCATCCTCTAGCACAGGTCCAAGTTCCAGTTTTGGTTCAGGGATTGAATTATTGATGAATGACAAAAAAAAGGAAAATATAAAATTATCGAGTGATATCGATATTGAAGATTTGAATATTTTGGAAAGCGAATTGAATGATTTAGTAAATGAGGAAAATACAAGTCATACAAATAAACCAGATTTTTTTTTCAACAATGATTCACAGAAACAATCAGTTCGATTTGGTGAATCATCTTCTGGATTTGATTCAGAACCCCAAAATATTGGTCAAGCCACTGCAAATACAAGCAATGAAAACAATACATGGGATGGATATGGTAAATTCAATAATATTCCCATCAATCCAGACAAGGTTCCAACAAGTGCTTCGCCTCAAATGTCCAAAGAAGAATTATTAAGAGAGAAATTCAAATATTTGCGAAAATTGGAAACCTTGGAAAGCAAAGGGATCAATTTGACGAAAAAATATTCCATGGATTCTCCACTTGCAGAAATGCAGGGAGAATATGAAATGATTATGGAGGAAAAGAAACGATTGAATTCCGTGAAATTTCAAGGCAATATGTTGATGGCTTGTATCAATGGAATCGAGTTTTTGAACAATCGGTTTGATCCTTTTGATATCAAATTGGATGGATGGAGTGACCAAGTCAATGAAAATATGACGGATTATGATGAAATTTTCGGTGAATTGTATGAAAAATACAAGACACGTGCTTCTATGGCACCGGAATTAAAATTGTTGTTCCAATTGGGAGGTTCTGCAATGATGATTCACATGTCCAATACAATGTTTAAATCGGCCATGCCAGGAATGGATGATATATTGCGTCAAAATCCAGATTTAATGCGTCAGTTCCAATCGGCTGCAGTGAATTCCATGTCACAATCAAGTCCTGGATTTTCCGGATTTGTAAACAATATGATGAACCAAGACGATCTTGGTGGAGGACCACCCCCAGCCATGGCAACCAAAGAATATGCCACTTCAGGATCCAGACCAGGAAACAATAGTGCTAGTGCGAGTAGTATGGGACGCAGTTCTTATTCGGATCGTAGTAATATCAATGATGGAATTCAATTTCAAGAACGATCCAATGGATCCTCGTCCTCCTCTTCTATTCGTGAGGAAAAATCAATGCGCCCCACGAATGGATCCGGATTGCCTCCTTTCCAGGAACGCGTTGTTCCGCAAAATTCCCGTGCAGAAATGCGCGGACCCTCGGATATTTCGGATATTCTCTCGGGATTAAAAACCAAGACCATCAATATTCAAGTGGGTGCTGGTTCTCAACCATCGGGAGCTGCATCTGCATTTGCAGGACAAGGACAAGGACAAATGACAAATGATAGCACTATCAGTATATCGGATATGAAAGAATTGATGGGAGAAGGAAACATGCCAAAAAAGAGTCGACGTCGTCAAAAGAGTGACAAAAATACATTAAGTTTGGATATCTAAATTGGGTTGAGGAATTATTATTTCTTGTATTTGTTTGCTTGAATAAAAAAACCGGTAATAATAAATAGAGATGATAACGAGAATATATATAATTCCTGAAAAAACGGAAATGGTAAATCTATTTTTATTGTTGACTTCAAAATTTAATAGTTCCAAAGAGGGATCCATCAAAGTGAAATTATCTTGACAGAGTGTTTCTTCTAAAATAGTTAAGAAACAACTATCAAATGTATAAAACATGACGGAAACAAAAATAAAAAAAACCATCACAATATTGCAATAGAATTGAGGTGCCAATAATATGATTAAAAAAATATCTCTCGGTGCAACAAAATGAAACACTCGAATCATCATTCCAATACTTTTTTCTGATAGTCTTCCTTTTTTTATGTATTCCACTATTTTTGTAAGAAAATTTTTCAGTTGATTTTTTAATTGTTTTTTCAGAGTATTATTAGACATAATAATTATAATATTTAATTTTATAATTATTATTTAGTTTCTACACAATTATAAAAATATCTGGATAAAATAACTGAATCTCCCAAATATCCAAGATGTCGTCTAATTCAAATACAAAATGTAAAAAAAAGAATCCAAAAACGGAAACAAAAACAAAAACAAAAACGGAAACAAAAACAAAGTCAAGTAATTTAGAAGAAATACAAAAAATACAATTGAAAAAATTATGGGAAAGTATATCCAAAAATTATCTCTTTTTCATTGCCATTCTTTTTTCCTTATATTTATTCAAACAAAGCAAAAACAACAAATCATCGTATATTCAATTATTTTCATCTTTCTTAACCATCAGTACCATAGGTCATTTAACTCATTACATATCACATCGAATTGATTTCAAACAGGTCTATATGTTCAAAGAGAATATTTTAACTAGGAATCCATATACCAATCAATTATTAACCTATTCATTGGATTTTTGGGAATTTCATCATAAAAAACATCATGATTTGAGTATTAATAAACAAATAAAATACATCATATATGAATTTGTAAACAATGTTTTTACACAAGGATTATTGCTTGTGTTATTGATTAAATGGATGGATATTCGTGTCATTATTCTCTGGGCATTTTTTTATGCAACCATTCACAATATAAATTATGTATATATAAAACCGACCACTCATCGAGACCATCACGTAGATGACAATACAAATTTTGGTATTGATTTTTTGGACATTTTGTTCAATACAAAATACGATTGGGAAGATATAGAAGTTCATAATCACGGAGCCATCAATGTGTTGATTATTACGTTTATTATATTGTATTTTACTGCATAACACAACAAAAATTATGGATTGGTAGGAGGCAAATCATTTTGTGCTGCCAAATTAGATAAAGAACTGGTATCTTCTACATTTTGATAATCATAATATTTGTAAAACAATTCTTTTTGTGTCTTTTTTTCCTTTTCCTTCTTGGCCTTTTCTAAGGTGGCAATGGCTGAATTGATTTCTGATTCCGAAATCACACCATCATTGTTGGTATCTATTGCTTTTTTCAATTTCAATACACGTTTGTGATGAGGCACTACACAATACGAACTTTCTTCGTTGAATATATATTCCGATAAAATAATAAAAACAGCCGTTAATCCTAAAGCAGTATAAATGTCTCTCGTGGCCATCCAAACCATGGCAAAGACCAACACTTGTTTGCTTAATGTATATTTCAAATATTCTTCTGTGGATTTACTAAATTGCACAGATATAAATTTTGACCCGATATTGAGCATAATCATAATGACACCTGCAAAAAATTTGCTGTTGTTTAAATACAATATATGTCCATGAAGATAATGAAAGATACGCATAAATACATTTTTCGGCAGGGGTGATGAATAATGTTGTTGGGCTTGTGATGCAAAAGGAAATCCCCCTGAACTGGGTGCTCCTGGATGTCCTGGTGCTCCTGGTATTCCTGCTCCTGGTGCTCCTACTCCTGAAGCTGTTTTTGTTGTAGATATTGATGGAATTTTTGTTTTTTTTCTAGATACCATATATTATCTTGATAAAAAAAAAGATGCTCTTCTTTGGTTATTATATTTGTCTTTTTCCGAAAAATATAATATTTATTTGCTTATACACTCTAGCTTATACACTCGAGAGAGTTCAACAAGCACTATTGCAACTAGTGAATCCGTCTTTTCCTCCCCAATTAGGCAATGGTTCCATAGATCCGTATAAAGGATGTTTCTGTGATATGTTGATCATGGCATAAGAGGATTGAGGGCGAATATTTTCTTCTGCAGTAATCATTCTATCTCCTAATTGATTGATACTGGAACTCATATTGGTAAATCCTTGTTTTACTGGTGCAGTTGCTAATTCTTTTGTTGGTGCTGCTGCTGCTTTTGATTCTGGTGTTACAGGTATAGGTTTTGCTGATGTTGTTGTTGTTGGTGTCACAGGTGTTGGCGTTGTTGTTGTTGGTTTTTTTGTAAATTTACCTGCTTGTTGTAATAGTAATAATTCGTTATGAACCTCCTCATCCGTTTGTGGTATTTTTATTGATCCTGTTACCGGAGCTGTTGCTGAATTTGTTGAAGCTTTTCCAGATATAGATGCTAAGGCAGTAGATACTGCTGTTGCTGGACTTGTTGCTGTTGCTGGACTTGTTGCTGGTGTTGTAGTCTTTTCTACTGCACCTTGAAATCCCTCTTGAAATACTAAATACTTGAGAGAAATGATTATTATAATGAAGACAATGATTCCAATGATAGAATCCGTTTGTATAAAATAATTAATCAAAAGGAACGCCACAATTGCTAAAGTGGTATTATAATAAGCAATACTAAAGACTAAAAGATAGGTTAATATTTTTTGAATTGGAGATGTCATTTTTATATATATACACCAATATATTTTACGAACAAATTCTTTTTTATTATCTTTCATTTTATTAAGAATAGAATCTAATGTCTTTAGCAATGTATGCTGCTCCATTCGATAATAATGAAAATGATTTATTAAATAATGAAAATGATGGACCTCCTAGGAAAAAAAATACAAATAACAAAACACAGAGGAATATACCCAAACAAAATTATAGTGAAAAAGTCAATTCTGTTTTACAAACTATGCAAGCGATTCAAAATTTACCCGAAGAAAACGACGATTTGGCTGATTTTACCCCTCCTCCTCCACCTACTTCTGTAGGCGTTTTACAAACACAATTGAGAGAACAAGAAAAACCCAAAGAATTTCCACCCAATGCCAAAATCAATTATGTAAGCAATTCTGATTTGTATTTATTGCAAAATGATGCCGTTCAACCCAATTCTAGAGACAATTATCAAATCCCTCAAAATGTGATGGATGGATCGACTAAACCTGGTTCTGCTAGTCCTATATTCAATTCGAATTATCCTGGCAATACAGATGTAGAAGATTATTACAAACAATTCATTCCCAATTATCAATCTTTATACAAATCAACACCCCCTAATATGCCCTATTATCCAAATACCAATATGAATTCTACCATCTCTTCTTCTCAAAATGATCCGCATTCTTTGTTACTCCAAAAACTCAATTATATGATTAATTTGCTAGAACAGCACCAGGATGAAAAAACACAAAATGTCACGGAAGAAATTATTTTGTATTGCTTTTTAGGCATTTTTCTCATTTTTATTGTGGATAGTTTTGCACGTGTAGGCAAATATACCCGATAAAAAGAATGGATTCGAGAGAAGCCAAAGCAAAAGCCAACTCTAGCAAATAATCAACACTTTTTGCGGGTTGAATGTTGGATAAGCAAAATTGTAAAAGAAATAGGCACAAGGCATCTCAATACAAGGAATTGTTTTCTTTTTCAAATTATCAACAAGAATATCATTATGCGATATCTTTTCAACCGCCAAATATTGAAATCCAGGATTTTTTTCTTTGATTTTCCAAAGAGCTACTTTGAACGCATGAACAAATATATTTTTGTCGCATTCCCCGCTAACTATGGAAGCAAAACAAGTAAGCACTTCGGCTTTTTTTTCAATAAAGGTGCATGTTTTTCTGAAAAAATAGACGGCTTCCATTTGATTGGTTGCTTTGTTTAGCAATATATAGACAAAGACATTCTCTGTGTTGCACAATTCCAAGAGATTGGAATATTCCGAGAGAATCATGATATCAAACGTTTTTTTTTCTAATGCACTTTTCATAAATTCAATCAAATAACCTATGTTGCTTTGATTGACTTCCAAGAGAGAAAAGACATCAAGTATGTTTGCTGGTTTTCTCCACCCTTTCATAGGGAAACAAGAAGTAGTATAGACACATAACGGCACAATCCCTGTCAGCACACCTTCTCTCTTGAAGAGAGAAACAACCATGTTTTTATTGGAATGAGATTGGGTATAATGATGTGTTTGAATCATTTGTTCGGCTATTCCTTGCTTCCGTTTCCATTTGTCCACGCACAAATAATCGACATAATAGGCTTGTATTTGAGAGAAACCAGGAATAGAAAGATTCACGGGTCTAGATGTCATAGAAGCGATGATCTTGCGATCCATTATACTGGTATTGGTTTTTGTATCCATCAATAATTCCTCTTGATAATAGAGAGAAAGAAAACAGGGAGCATTGTGGCCCTTCATATAAGGTAGAATATGGTCTTCTCTCGGGTCAAATACATTTTCCTTGTTCTGCAGGTAATGTTGTTTGATGAATTGAACAAAAAGTTTGATTTTTAAAGGAGATACATCCGTGAATGGCCTCGTTTCAATGTCTTTGAAATTACAATATTTGTTTTTCTCAGGCAGCGTATCTCGAATAATGCCTGGAGCAAACAAATAATAATGCAAATCATAGATGTGAAATACGGGTTGTTCTCTCCAGAATTTGAATTTGAATCTTGCATACAGAGAGAAAAGGGTGAGAAACAGGATAGAAATCACTAGGATAGCATAAAAGAAATACGAAATGGGCTGATAATAGTTATGGAAAAATTGATAGACTTGCTGCATCTTTGGGTCTGGAGTATGGATTTTTATTGACAATATAATATGTTTAGAATTAAAAATAGTATATTATTACGGAATAAATTATTTATTTTTTTATATTTAT